TTCTGCACGCCGCTCGTCGTGCCGTACTGGAACGATCGGACGCTTGAATACCCGGTCGCCGAATCCGTGCCACCGGCCCGCAGCTGGATCGCCAACGTCAAGTCAGCGCTCGCCGTGCACACGAGGGAGACGAGGTAGTCGTCGTAGTCGCTGCTGAACACGTCGTCCACGCTGAACCCGCTCGACGCCGCGAACGTCCCCGAGGCGATCAGGACGAGTCCCCCAGCACCACCACCGCCGCCGCCGGCGAGGGCTGCGAGGCGGTCCTTCACGGTGTCGTAGCTGCCGGACGGGTTGGTGCCCAGCTCGGCTTGGATCGCGGCGATGGCGTCGTTCGCGTTGGCGTGCTGCGCGGAATGGGCAGGCAGGTTCATTCCGTCTGTGGGCGCCGGGTTGACGAACGTGTCGAGTGCGCCGGGGTAGTCGGTGCCCATGGTCAGGTCCCTTGGTCGTAGGTGAGGGGGCTGTCGTAGGTCCAGTCGGCGGTGTCGTACGGGAATCCGCTGGTGCCAGGGCTGATCCGGTACGCGACGATCACGGCACCTGGCCGGCCCAGGCCGCCGACCTGGCCAGCCCCGGGAAGCGCACCGTCTCCACCGTCGCCGGGGTTGACGCCGTCGTTCGGGCCAGCTCCGCCGGTCCCGCCCAGGCCGTAGGTGACGTAGACGCCCGTGATGTCCGAGACCAGGGCCGCGCTGCCTCCGTTCCCGCCGGAGTAGTTCGACCCGTCGGTGCCGGGGTTGCAGGCGAACCCGCCCGTGGTCGAGGTGCCGTCGACCTCGCCGCCCAGCGCGGCACCGCCGTCGTAGATGGCTCCATACCGGCCGGAACCACCGCCGCCGCAGCCACCGTCCGCACCCGGACCATGGGACCCGCCCGCACCACCGGCATAGGCCCGGATGCCCAGGAACTGGCTGTACTCCCCCCGATCGCCGACGTAGACGGGGATGTCGCCGGACTCCAGGTAAGCGTTGTCGTCCTCGCGGGCGGCACCGGAAGCGCCACCGCCGCCGGGGAACTGGAGAATGCCGTTGTCGTGCCCGGCGCCGCCGTCCCCGCCACCGCCGAGGACCAGAGAGCGGCCTGTGACGCTCACACCCTCGTCGACGTGCAGGACGGCCGGCGGGCCGTCAGTGGGCTCGTAGAACGCGTGCCAGCGCCATTCCCGGCCATCCTTGACGTAGGTGCCGGTCTCGTCGCCTCCGGTGATCGACCCGTCGACGACCCAGTTGCCGTCGTCCTCGCCCGCGGCCGGGGACCCGGGCGACAGGTGCAGCATGATCCGGTAGTCGTACGGGTGCAGTAGCTCGGTGAACCCGAGGACGTCGGAGTCGTAGTAGGTCATGGGCGCGCCCGCCGGCAGCGGGCCGAGCCGGACCGGGTCGCTCTCGCCGAGGGCGAGGATGCCGTCAGCCTCCTCGCCGGTCGCGTGGACCATCGCGAGGACGACGTCGTCGGCGGCCCAGGCCTTGTCGTTGTTCGTGAGCCAACGGGCGGCCTTGCCCTGCGCGCCGATCCGGTACCGCAGCTGAGTGCTGATGGCGTCGCCGAACCGCTCGCCCCGCTCGACGACGGAGGCCGTGTTGAGGGCGAACGCACGGGGACGCTGGCCGGTGTCGGGGTCGGGGTTGCCGTACTCGACGTAGATGCCGTTGCGGATCGTGCCTCGCTCCAGGCTCATGCCGATCGACTCGAGGTCGACGACGCCGTCGGGCAGGAGGTGCCGGACGGGACGGTCGTGGATGCGGGCGATGTAGTCCAGGGCGCCTTCCGCTGTCTCGCGGAACAGGCCGTCGCAGTCGCTGGCGATGTCCAGGATGGCTTCGAGCATGTTGACGCCCGCGGTGTGCTCGGGGATGCCCAGGAGCCAGCGACCCTGCGTACCAAGGATGTTGATGGTGACGCCGGCCTCGTCCGCAAACCGGGTGATGCGGCCGGGCAGCGTGGGGCCGGTCGACGGGATGTCCTGCTCCGGCGGGACCGGGATGAACGGCGGGCCGCCCGTGGTGTCGCCCACGAGCTTCGTGGCCAGGTCGACGCTGTTGCCGGCGGCCGTGACGCGGTACCAGCGCGGCTCGTAGTCGAGAGCCTGAATCTTCCCGGTGAACCGGCGGTGCTGCGTGAGGCCGTCCCACGTGACGTGGATCAGGACCTCCTGGCCCTCGTCGAGCAGAGGGAACTCGTCCGGGTCTCCGATGTAGGTGGACCAGCCGTAGGGCGTCAGGACGTCGAACACGGCCTGCGGAGCGGTGAATCCTTCGCCGAGGCTGGCTCGGCCGCGGTCGACGGTGCCGTTGACGACGACGAACCGGGAGATGTCCTCCCCGGCAACGGTGACGGTCACGTCGTACTTCATGGCCGCGCCCGGGAACGAGCGGAGCGGGCCGCGGCTCGGGAGTCGGCGTTCTGCGCGCGGCGGGCGTACCGGGTGGGGTCGACGGACCCGACGAGGGACTGGCCGAGGGTCTGGACGGGCCGGGCGTCGGTGCGGGACGGCTGGAGCGGGTCCCGGTGGGAGACCTCACCCCCGAGGTAGACGACGTTCGCCTCGGTGGCGGCCTGGTCGTTGCCGGTGAGCTTCGCGGCGATGAACTGGACGCCGGGCACGATCTTCCCGAAGACGGTGCTCAGGGTGCCGTTCGTGATGATGCCGTCGCCCATGTTGTTCAGCTCGTTGAGCTTGTCGACGACGGGACCGAGGTACTTCGCGGTGTCGGCCAGGCTGGTCGCGAGGCCGCCGACGAGGCCGCCGAGCGCAGCGGCCGGGTCCTGCGCGTCATACAGCACGTCCGCGAAGTCGCCCATCCCGTCGTTCGCGCTGCCGAGGTCGTCGAGGACGCCCGAGCCGAACGACTCCAGCAGCTCGCCCCATGCGGTGCTGACGCGCCGCACGCCCCCGGCGTAGGTCTTCGCGTCCTCGGCCTCGGCGGACGCGAACTGCGTGTTCAGCTCAGCCAACCAGCGGGTCTTCTGCTTGCCGCCGTCGAGCTTCGCCTTCGCGTCCCGGACCTTGTCCAGGGCCTTGGCGTACTCCTTGGAGGAGGCGCCGTAGCGGTCTCGGGCGTCTCGGGCGTCGCGCTCGGCCTTGGCGGTCGCGAGGACGTTCTTCTGGTACTCGCCGTACGCCTTCGCCGCGGGACCGACCGTGCCGACGGCCTTCTTGAGGGCGTTTACGTTGCCGTCATTGGCTTTCGCCAGGGCCTCCACGATCCCGACGAGCGGCTTCCCGGTCGCCAGGTGAATCTTGATCGCGGTGTTCATGATCGCCTGGGCGCGGGTGGCGTCCTTGGTCGAGCGCAGGAGCCGGGACAGGCCCGTTCGCATGTCGCCGTCGTCGAGACCGGTCCGGCGCTGCGCGAGACCGATGTAGTCCTCCATCGCGGCGATCTGCTCGTCGGTCGCCTTGGTGGTGTCGCGCATCGCGCCGGCAAGCTTCGACTGGCTGGTCTGGTCCTCGATCGCGGACGAGATGCCCTCGGCTGCCGCGGCGACGGCGAGGGCGAACGCGGCCGCGACGCCTGCAGCGGCGGTCTTCGCGCCCGTCTTGGCCAGCGACGTCAGCTTGCCGCGAGGGCCGAGGGTCTTCTCGCCGTGGCGGACCACGTTGTTCATGCCGCGGATGGCTTCGGTGCCGTCGCTGCCGATCTTCATCAGCAGGCTGGGGAGACCCATGGCTATGGCCCTGTCGTGTAGGTGCGGAGGATGCGGGCGAGGAGGTCCGCGAACGCGTCGCGGACCGCGGCGACGATCTGCGGGTCCTTGACCCCGTCGGTGAACCAGTAGGACGGTTCGCGGCGGACGTCGTACGGGTTGACCGGCTTGCCGAGGCTGCCGTCCTTGAGCTGTGCTCGGCCGTTGGGCCACGGCCCGCGATCGGAGCCGAACGCGAGTGTCGTCCGATAGCCCACGGCTCGGGCTGACGCGTTGCCGCGGATGCTGCCGCGGGTCGACTTCGACGTTCGTCGGAAGCCGCGCAGCTTCGGGTTGACGGCTCCCAGCACCACGGTGATGACGCGGTCGGCCTTGGCCCGCATGGTGTCGGCCATCTTCGGGGCGATCGGGACGCCGGACAGGCGTGCGGACTGCTTGAGGTGAGGGATCAGGGTCTCTTGCGCGATCGCCTTCGTCCCGGCGCGCAGCTCGCGCTTGGCCGGGTTCAGCTTGTCCTTGGCGATGTGGTCGAACGCGCGCTTGACGTCGTCCAGGCCCTCGACCTTGACAGTCGACTTGGTCATCGGTCAGGGCGTGACCGGGGTGAACGACATCTCACCCTCGATCGAGACCGAGCACGTCGAGTGCGCCTCGCCAGCGAAGCTCACGCCGAGGTTGGTGATCTTGACGTGCTCACCGGCCCACTGGCCGGTCCCTCCCAGGATCAGGACCTCGATATCGTCGCCGTCGTCCGATGCGGCCTCCAGCGCGGCGTAGAGGCCGCCGTCCTCGTCGTACAGGATGTTCAGGTCGCCCGTGCGGGTCACGTCGGTCTGGGCGCGGGCCTTGCCGCGCAGCGTGGTCGTGGTGAGGACGTTGGGGGCCTTGGTGATGCCGCCGTCGATGACGATGGCCGAGTAGTCGGTGTCGTTGATCTTCACGGTGAAGTCGGCGCCGGTCAGGGCGTCGATGACGGTCTCGGGCATGAGTGCTCCTAGGTGGTGATGGTTGGGGTGACGAGGAGGCGGTAGGCCGGGCGGTCGTTGTGGGTCTGGTAGCCGGCCGACTTGGTCTTGAACGCCGCGAGGACCCCCGGCAGCAAGGCGAGGAGCTGGTCGACGCTGCGCTTCGCGTCGCCGTTCACCCCGACCAGCAGGACGGGGATGTCCATGCGAAGCGAGCCGATCGCACCGAGCACGGCGTCGGGCGCGTCTATGAACACGTAGGGCACTGGGGGCGCGATGCCGGGGTCGCGGGTGACGACCATCGGGCTCAGGAGCGCGGCCTTGTCTGCGGCCCACGCGTCGAGCGCGGATGCGAGGCTCATCGCGCGACCAGACGGCGGCCGAGGAGCCGGTAGACCTGGGCCATGGCGTCGACGGGCTCCTCGGACAGCTCAGGGGTCGCGGAGTAGCCGGGGAAGCCCTGGGGGTTGGCGCGCTGCTGGTACATCAGCGACGCGTACAGCTGCACGGCCTTGCGGATCGACGGACCGGGGTCCTCGCCGGCCGGCTTGTCGCTGCGCTTGCGCTGGCACCACTCGATCGACACCGCCAGGTCCTCGGCAAGCCGCGTGTCGGTGTCGGGGACGCCAACCAGGTCGGCGAGCTCGGTGATGTCGCCCCAGAGCGAGGGCGTCGGGTCGGTCATGAGGGTCTCCTGTCGATGAGCTGTCCGGCCCCGTGGCCAGCGAGCACGGGGCCGGACAGCGGCTCGGGCTAGGCCTGGGTGGCGAACTTGAGCAGGCCAGCCGCGCGGGTGACGCCGCACGAGATGTAGCCGAAGGCGGCGAGCCGGATGGTGGCCGGGCCGGCGACCTCCTCCCACTTCCAGGTTCGGATGCCGGACTCCCAGGTGAATGCGTCCTCGAACTTGCCCAGGAGGCCGTCGGTCAGCGAGGGCACGAAGGGCGTCTCGTAGCCGCCGACCGCGACGGACAGCAGCTTCGAGCTGACCTGGCCAGGCGCGTTCGCTGCGCCGATGAACGGGTTCAGCGGGCGTCCGGTCGAGTCGATCTGGGTTGCCAGCTCGGGAAACAGGGTGGTGCCGGCGAGGAACGCGTCCGCCGCGGCCTTGCGGTTGGCCGCGAACGTGATCATGCGGGCCAACACCTGCATGGTCACGCCGTTGCTGATGTCGACGACCGTGCCGACGGTGGCCCCGGCCAGGAACGTGGTCGCGGCGTACGTCTCCGAGTCGGAGGCGTACTCGTTGCGGATGGCCGTCATGACCAGTCCGTCCAGCTCGGGCGTCGCGGCCTCGAACATCTCGCGGGAGCCGTCATAGACGCCCGACACTGCCTTGGGCGAGATGGTCTGCTCGGTCGTGACGAACGTCCCGCTCGCGGGGTTCGTGTTCTCGACGTGGTCGGCCATGAGGCCGGAGGCGGTGGAGAACTTCGGCACCTTCTGCGGGGCGACGCTGGTGAGCGTGCCGCGGCTGAACGCCTCGATCACCGGCCGCCGAACCGGGAGCTGACCGACGTAGAGGTCGGTCCGGTACTGCGTCGGGATGATCTCGTTGATGTCGGACTGAGTGCCCGCGTCGGCCAGGATGCGCGTCGCGAGGTTGAATCGCGCCGCCGCCTCGGCGTCGTTGTCGAACCGCGCGCGGAAGCCGTCGCGGAACATGGAGGCGTGCGCGCCGCGCTCGTCGCGGACGCCGGGGCGGTACGGGAACGCGTCCTGGACGTGTGCCGTCGGAACGTGGGCGGCCGGGACCTCAGCCACGGCCATGGTGGACTGGTCCACGGGGTTCTCCTGTTCGGTGGGGTTGACCGCGCGCCGTGCGGCGGCGGGGATCGTGGCGGCGACGGGCGCGAGCGCGCGGGCGCCGGGGTAGTTGCGGTAGTTGAACGGCGCCATGTCGAACGACGCGCCCGGGTCCTCGGAGGTCTCCCCGGCGATGCGGTCGACGAGCCCGAGGTCGAGCGCTTCGGCTGCCGTGTACCAGGTCTCGGCGTGCATCGCCTCGGCGATGTCGGCCGGCTCCTGGCCGCTCTTCGCGGCATAGGTGTCGACGAGCTGGCCAGCGATCTTGTCGAGCAGGTCGGCGGTCTTCCGCATCTCGCTCGCGTCCCCGACCGCGGCGGCCCAGGGGTCGTGGATCATGTAGAGCGCGTTGGACGCCATGACGACTTCGTCGCCCGCGAGCGCGATGACCGACGCGATAGATGCCGCGAGGCCGTCGATGTGGGTCGTGACCTTCGACGGGTGCCGGTCGATCGCGTTGAAGATCGCCTGACCGTCGAACACCGACCCGCCCGGGGAGTTGATCCGAACATTGATGTTCGGCGCGGTGATCGCGGCGAAGTCCTCAGCGAACTGCTTCGCGCTGACACCGCCGCCCCAGAACGACTCGCCGATCTGCTCGTAGATGAGAACCTCGGCGGTGTCGGGCTCCTCGGTCTCGTTGTGGATGCGGTACCACGAACGGCTCGCGGCGCGGCGATTGGTTGGCTTCATACGTCAGTCCCTCCAAGCGGGGCGAGGTCTTCCATGGCACGGGCCTCGTCCTTGGTCATGACGCCGA